GTAGTAGACTCAGATGACAAGGTAGTATCTGTTGATACCACCCATGCAAAGTGCAGTAATGATGGGTGTCATCTAAGTCAAGAGTTTATAGATACAGTTAAAGTAATGGCTATTAATTATTAGGAGAAAAAGATGGCTCAATATACTAAAGAAGAAATGTTATCTGGGTTAAAACATTATGATAATACTGATGTATCTTATAAGATAATTAAAGATACTGAAAATTATATGAGTGTAGAAATTAAATTTCCTTCGGGAGAAAAGAGTTTGATAGAATGGGGTGAAGAAGATTTAACTTAACAAGGAGATAGTAAATGGCAGATGAAGAAGTAGAAGTACAAGAACCTGATGAAAAAGATTTAAAGATTAAGGCTCTTGAAGAAGAATTAGCACAGCATAAGAAACTATTTAACATACATCGTGCAGGGTTACAGCCCTACCTTGATGGTATAGTTAAAGAGATAGTAGGAAAATTACAAATCATTTATAAGGAGAAGTAATATGGTAGTTAAAAAGAAAAGAGCAAGAACCAAGAAGGGTACTTACAAGGCTGACAATCCTAAGACCCAGACTATTAATGAAGCATACACAGCCAGTGTTCTGGAAGGTTATCAGAATACCATGAAGCAATACTTTACTCTATACTAGGAGATATAAATGAGTGTCATTGAAGGTAAGGTATGGGGCAGCACTGAGCCTATACTACAGTCACCAGCAGTCGAGATACATAGGATCAGTGTTAATAAAGATGGGTATTGTTCTCAACATAAGCATCAGTCTAAGATTAATATGTTCTATGTAATCTCTGGTTGGTTAGAGATACAGAGATGGAAGGACTATGGACTATGTGACAGCACACATCTCCATGCTGGAGAAACATCTATAGTACCAGCAGGTGAGATGCACAAGTTCATAGCTCATAGAAATACAGAAGCTCTTGAGATTTATTGGGCTGAGTTAAATCACCATGACATCATAAGAGAAAATGTAGGAGGAGTAGGAGAATGATATTTTTAATATGTTTACTTATAACTACAGCACCAGCTTTGCTGGATGTAGCAGACGTAATACTTTATACAGGAGGGTAACATGGATTTAATTATACTATTACTAATGATATTAGGAGGTTAGAATGTCCTTTATAATTGTACACATGCCAGTACCTAGTGACATAGAGACATACTCTTGTATGCCTGATTACACAGGAGAGGCTATTGAATACTTTGAGACATCTCATGAAGCCCTTGAGTGTTTAGAATTTATGGGATTAGAATTTGATAAAAACTTTAAAGTGTTGAGGGTACATTGAGATTTATAATTAGTATTATACTTATGATGTTTGCTTTTATGTCTATGGCAAAAGCAGATGAGGATGACTTCACTTGTTTGGTTGAAGCTATATACCATGAAGCTAGATCAGAACCACTGATGGGAATGATAGCTGTAGCTAATACCATACTCAACAGAGTGTATAGTAAGAGGTATCCTAATACTATATGTAGTGTAGTACATCAAGGAAAATATTGGGAAGGTCATCCAGTAAAAAATAAATGTCAGTTCTCTTACTGGTGTGATGGTAAGCCTGAGATGTTTAATGATATGGTGTCATTAAAAAAATCTATTGCCGTTGCAGAAATGTCACTGATGGGAGTAGTAATGAGGGATACCCTTAACTCTACACACTATCATGCTACCTATGTTAAGCCTGATTGGTCTAAAAAAAGTAGGTTTATTAAGTTAGATAAGATAGGCAACCATATTTTTTATCTTGACAAAGGAAAATAAATAGTATATAATAGTACTTATATTAGTAATTAAGAGGTAATAAAATGGTAATAAAAGATATTCTATATAAACAAATAGAAGTACTAAAGAAACAGTTAGAGGACAGTAGAAAAAGAGAAGAGGTTTTAAGAGAGGAAGTGTCTAAGCTAAAACAAATTGAGTCTAACAAAAAATGGGCAGAGATAGATGACTAAAAATTTATGGCAAAAAGAAAGACAACATTTATTTAAAGATCTTGTCCGACAATATATGGATGAGGGATACGACTCAAGGGAAGCAAAGAAGTTTGCCAAGCAAGAGTTGAATGAGATCATGGAGGACAAGGAAGACTTTGTTCAAAACATTTGGAAGGAAACTTTTAGTGATGTCTAAGTGGGAATTGTATCTAACCAAGAATACTGGTGATGTTGTTGTTGGTGTCTTTCCAAACAAGAAAGAAGCTAAAGAAGAATCTAAATATAGACAAGACCTGATAAAAGTGTTTGACAAAGAATTTGAAATAGGGTATAATGTAAGAAAGGTTAGGAGCCAAACATGACTGAAGACTTATTATGCATACCAGATTTTTTAAGAGCTACGAAAGGCAAGCACACAAGTATGCCTGTCACTATCACCAAGAAAGCATTACACATACCACCATCTCCATATGCAAAGAAGCCACCTAAACGTAGAGCATTGGTAGGTGCTGGTCTATGTGATATATACCTTGAAGATGAGATGCCTAGAATAGGGTCTGGTCATAGGTTACTATGGTTCAGAAGATCTAGAAAGTGGACACACTTCTCAGATATGCATGGAACATCTGGAAGAATGTTGAGTAAAAACTTTGATCGTAGAAAAAGAATTAACATTATGAAGGAGCAGTCTAATGGGTGAAGCATGGGGTGAAAGAGGTGAGTGTCCTGAGTGTGGATCAAGTGATGGTAATGTTGAACACTCTGATGGTCATTCATATTGTTTTGTATGTGAGACAAGGTTCTCTGATGTTGAAGCAAAGGTTATTCCAATGAAGAAAGAAACTAGCTCACCATTAAAATCAGTTGGTGTCTTCTCTGGTATTCTAGATAGACAGATTAATCTAGATACTGTCAAGAAGTTTAACACCCAAGTTCAAAAAGCTGGAGACAAAGTTACTCACCATATCTACCAGTACTTTGATAAGGATGGTAAGCATGTAGCTAACAAAGTAAGAGAGGTTGAAGGTAAGAAGTTCTGGTCTGAAGGTAATCTGTCTAGCTCTCTTCTCTTTGGTCAGAGTGTCTTCAATCAGAAGGGAAAGTTTATTACTGTTTGTGAAGGTGAGATAGATGCCATGTCTGCCTATGAATTGATGGGCAGTAAGTGGCCTGTTGTCTCCATCAAGAATGGTGCTAACTCTGCACTGGAGAATTGCCGTAAAGCTTTTGATTATCTTAATGCATTTGAGACTATCGTTCTTTGCTTTGATAATGATAAGCAAGGCAGAGAAGCCAGTGAAAAGGTAGCACAACTCTTTGAACCCAACAAGTGTAAGATTGTTAGTCTTGAGTTGAAGGATGCTAATGAGTATCTAAGGGCTGGTCAAAGAGAGAAGTTCACACAGGCATGGTGGAATGCCAAGCCATATACACCAGCAGGTATTATTAATCTAGCTGATCTTGGTGACAAACTATTTGAAGAAGAGTATTGTGAGACTTGTCTCTATCCTTGGGCTAAGATGAATGAGAAGACCTATGGCATGAGAACTGGTGAGTTAGTATGCTTTACCAGTGGTGCTGGCATGGGTAAGAGCAGTATCATAAGAGAGTTGATGCATCATATCATGACTAGCACACAGGATAACATTGGTGTCTTGGCAATGGAGGAGAACACCAAGAACACAGCCTTTAATATCATGAGTGTTGAGGCTAATGCTAGGCTGTATATTAGAGAGATAAGAGAGAACTACACTAAGGATCAGTTGATGGAGTGGAGAGATAAGACCATTGGTTCTGGTAGGTTCTTTGCTTTCGATCACTTTGGTTCTATATCCAATGATGAAATACTGGATAGAGTAAGGCATATGGCTAAAGCTCTGCAATGCAAGTGGATCTTTCTGGATCACCTATCTATTCTGGTATCAGGACAAGAGGACAATGGTGATGAGAGGAAGTCTATCGACATCCTAATGACCAAGTTAAGGTCACTGGTAGAGGAGACAGGCATAGGTCTATTGCTTGTATCTCACTTGAGAAGACCAGCAGGTGACAAGGGACATGAGGATGGCAGAGAAGTATCTCTGTCTCACCTAAGAGGTTCAGCCAGTATAGCTCATCTATCTGATAGTGTCATAGCACTGGAAAGAAACCAGCAATCAGAGGATGAGTTTGAATCCAACACAACTACCATACGAATACTTAAGAATAGATACACTGGAGATACAGGTGTGAGTTGTTATCTACATTACAATAAAGAAACTGGTAGAATGGTAGAAGTTGAAAACCCTTTTATGGAGAATGAGAATGAGAAACAACAGAGCTAAGTTTGATAAGGCAGAGTATGATAAGTCTAATCCTGTAGCCATTGCTGCTATGGAAGGATGGCTTGCAGAAAAGATACCTGATTTAATTATAGATTCAACTGAAGACTATGGCTTTGATATTAGAGGTACAATCAATGGAGGTGAATCTAAAACTTTCTATGAGGTAGAGATAAAGTATGGTTGGACAGGTGAGTGGCCTGAGAACTGGACTGAGTTACGAATACCCTATAGAAAGAAAAGATTAATAGATCTATGGAGAAAAGATTATAAGGATGATCTGTTTACTTTCGTTGTATTTAGAAAAGATTTAAAAAAGGCTTGGCATATACCAGCAGATGTGGTAGAATCTAGTGAGGTGAGAGAAGCACCCAACAAGAATGTAGCAGAGGGTGAGTTATTTTTTCATATCAATGTTAAAGATATTTATCAAGTGGATATGACATATGACAACAGCAATAGTTGATATTGAAACAGATGGCTTTGATGCAACCAAGATACATTGCATAGTAGCTAGTTCTGTTTCTGGTAAGCAGAAGGTATGGATTGAGAATGAGTGTAGCCAGTTTGCAGATTGGTCTAAACAAATAGATCAATTCATTATGCATAATGGTGTAAGCTTTGATGCACCTGTACTTAACAGACTAACAGGCTCTAACATAAAGTTATCTCAGGTAAGAGATACTTTGATTGAGTCACAATTATACAATCCCATAAGAGATGGTGGTCACTCACTACAATCATGGGGAGAAAGACTTGGTTATAGTAAAGGAGACTACAATGATTTTACTACGTTCAATAAAGAAATGTTGGAGTATTGTCAAAGGGACACTGAGCTTACTAGGAAGGTGGCTGGTGTCCTCTCAGGAGAGGGTAGCACGTTCTCAGATAGATCGTATAACCTCGAAAGGAAGGTTCGAGCAATAGTAGATCATCAAGAAAAGAATGGCTTTGCTTTTGATATACAGAAAGCTACAGTGTTTCTTTCTCAGTTAGAGGATGAACAGCACAAGCTTGAGGAGAAAGCACAGGAAATGTTTGAGCCTACTGAGGTTAAGCTAAAAACAAAAACCAAGTATATACCATTTAATATTGCCAGTAGAAAACAGATAGCCGAAAGATTAATGGAGAGAGGATGGAAGCCAACAAGTAAAACTGAGAAGGGTAATGTGATTGTATCTGAAGAGATATTATCAAAGCTTAAAATGCCAGAAGCACAGATGTTTAGTCGATACTTTCTACTACAGAAACGTACTGGTTTGCTCAAGGCTTGGATTGAGGCATGTCAGGAGGATGATCGTGTAAGGGGTAGAGTAATGACCCTACGTACTGTCACTGGCAGGATGGCTCACAACAGTCCTAACATGGCACAAGTACCAGCTACCTACAGCCCCTATGGTAAGGAGTGTAGAGAGCTATGGACAATATCTAATCCTGATACTCATGTTCTTATGGGTACGGATGCCAGTGGTCTGGAGCTACGTTGTCTTGCCCACTATATGAATGACTCCAAGTTCACCAGAGAGGTTCTTACAGGTGATGTTCATACAGCTAATCAGAAGATGGCTGGACTAG